GATTCTGATAATGCTTTAATTAGTGCTGGTGATGACTTTGGTTTTGGTGGGTAAAAACAATGAAAGAACATTTTGACGAATTAAATTCTACCTTTAACGTTGATGCAGATATAGTAGAAAGGAAAAAAGAGAAGAAAAAAGATATAGTTCCAATAAAAGATGTTGATGAAGACATAGTTAAGGATTATCAATATACAAGAGGAAATCTATATTCAATCATAGAAAAGGGTCAAGAAGCACTTGATAGTGCTTTAGAAATTGCTGTAGATGGTGGACAACCAAGAGCATATGAAGTTGTTGCACAATTAATTAAAAATGTGTCTGATGCAACAGACAAAATAGTAGATCTTCAAAAGAAAATGAAAGAATTGGATGAAGATCCTTCAAAAGGAAAAACAACTAATGTCACTAACAATGCAGTATTTTTTGGATCTACAGATGAGTTATCTAAATATTTAAAAAATCAAAAGCGACTAAACGATAAATAGTAAAAAAGCATTTTTTTGGATAATGGCAAGTTTTAATATAGATACTAAAGCACATTCTTCAGCAAGAAAGCAGAATAGAATTGCTGCTATGAAGGATTCTCCAAATGAGAATGAAAGAAAAGTTGCAGCCAAAAAATTGCGTCCTTCTATGAAGGTTGGACTACCAACTATTAAGAAAGAGGAAATAAAATTAGTAGATAAAATCCTTGGAGAGGAAAAGTGTGGTGATGGGCACTATTGGTGCTCTGAAGAAAACTGTTGCAAACCAATTCCAAATGTTGATGAATCAGTTACAATCGAAGATGCTTTTGGTAACAAATTTGTAGAATTTATTGATTTAATTACACCAGAATCTTTACTCTCACAGAGAGAAGAAAAAGATCATGAAGTGTCCATGGCACATAAACAGATTAGTAAATCCCAAGAAAACTTAAAGAAAGTTAAGAAGAGTATTGGTAAAAAGGAAAAAAATCTTCCTGCCTGGATGCAAGCAAAACTTACTGACACAGAGCATAATACAGATGCTGTAGCAGGATATACAGCAAAAGAAGGTATGGATCTTGCAAAAGCAGACATGGGAGATGTAATTAAAGATTTTCGTAAGTCTAAAAAACCTCAATTTAAAGGTAAGTCTGATGAAAAAATCCGTCAAATGGCGATTGCTGCTAAGTTAGAAGCAGAACGTCAGAATGAGGAAGTTGATCTGGATGAAAGTGGTGCAACAGATCTTGCAATAAATCTAATTAGAAGTACACAAGGAGATAAACCCAGGTATTTAAGTAATCGCTCTAGAATGATTCGCAATCTCAAGCAAAAAGCACTTGAGAGGCATCTTGCTAGAAAAAAATCAAAAAATAAAATGAAGAAGTTGAATTAGAAGAAGCAGTTAGACTACCTTCAGAATTTGGTCATTTACTATCAGTCATTGTCAGTTGGAGAGGACGTTCACAATATCTAAGAATGTTCTTCCCACAAGCAAAGTTACCTACAAAAAAGGATATTCAAGCAGAAATTGAGAAAGTTTATCCTGGAGGAAGAGTTATTCAGTTCGCCACTTCAGATCTTCCTAGCAATCATACAAATTTTGATTCCCCATTATTTAAAGTTACTACTAAAGAAGAAGTAGAACTTAAAGAAGAGTGTGGTAAATGCAAAAAGACACCTTGTGAGTGTTCAAAGAGTGATGATGTAGAAATTGAAGAGAAGAAGGGTCTTTGGGATCGTATGCATGATAGACGTAAAGCAGGAAAACCCAAAAGAAAGCCAGGTGATAAAAATTACCCAGAAACTCTAAATGTTGAAGGTAAAATGGCAACAGCACGCGCTAACGTTGGTGCTAGCAAGTGCTGGGATGGTTACAAAGCAAAAGGAACTAAGAAAAAGAATGGGAAAGTAGTTCCTAATTGTGTAAAAGAAGATGTTAATATCTCTGGAGGCAGTGTTGGTACAATAGTTATTGGAGGAGATCTGCCAAAAAAGTAGATAACGTCGGTGAACATTTTACCGCCGACGTTCTTTGGAGAGGAAGACTCTATAATATGGAAATGGTTATAGAGAATGGAGATTTACCATCAAGAAAAGAACTTGGTGAACAACTTCAAAATGAGTATCCTGGAGCAGTAGTTCAAAACGTATATCCATCTACACCTAAAGGTACAGTTACCATTACTAGTGCAAAGCACTACAATCATGGAACATTATCTTGGATCGATGAAGATTGGCAATCAGCAAATCGCAAAGATAGAACTGATGGCATGAGTAAAAATACGGTAAAAAAATATCGCCAAGAAAATCCAGGTTCAAAATTACAAACTGCTGTAACAGAGAAAAATCCAGAAGGTAAAAGAAAAAAGCGTCGTTCTTCATTTTGTAGTAGAATGAAAGGTATGAAATCTAAAAGAACTTCTTCTAAAACAGCAAGAGATCCAGATTCTAGAATAAATAAAGCATTGAGACGTTGGAATTGTAGATAATGGGATTTCGTAATTATATCTGGGATGAACAGTTTGATCTGAACGTTTCCCGTGGAAAAGTAAGGGGAGCATCACAGATCCACAAGTTTGGTGCAACTCCTTCACAATCAATCAACACAACAGCAAGTATATGGGATAAGGGAGATACACTTTATCCTTGGAGTGCGTTTGATACTCCTGGAGTTCTTGTAGGAGCACAAGTCGGTGCGGATGATAATGGTAAAGTCGTAACTATTGAAGGTCTTGATGAAAACTTTGAATTAATTTCAGAAGAATTTATTCTCTCTAGTGCTGGTACAGTTACAGGAACTAAGTCATTTAAGAGAGTATATCGTGGATATGTTTCTAGTGGTGCTGGCGAGAATATAGGGCAACTCAACTTTTCCAGAGGTGGCACACAAGTTCTTCGCATTCTTGCTGGTGCTGGACAAACTCTGATGGCAGTTTATACAGTACCTGCAGGATATACTGGATACCTTTACCAGGGTGTTGCTACTGCACAGTCTGGTGCTGATGCTACTGGATACATGTATGTAAGATACAATTCAGTCGCTACAATTTTTAGAGTTGGACATACATTTGAAGTTACTGGTGGGGGGGAATATACTTACAAATTCTCTTTCCCACAAGAAATGCCAGAAAAAACTGATATTGATGTTCGCCTATCTACTAGAAGTAATAATGGTCGTTTTACTGCGGCATTTGATATATTACTAATCAAGAACGAGTTATAAGATAAATATAAAAAAAGGTTTTCTAAAAAATGTCTATTAAAATAAAAACTGGTATTGTTACAGTTGGAACTGCTGGAACTGACTTTGATGGTCAGACAGAAATTACTTTTTTCCAAATAAGCACTAGTGGGTTAACTTCTACAACTATTATTAGAGAAGATTCTGAAGGAACTGAGATTGGAAGATATCCAATTAGTGCGGTAGCAGAAGCTAAAGAAGTAACGCTAAGAAAAGATCCAACAGATTTATTTAAAACTGCATCTGGAACAATTGATGCCGTAGGAATCGCAATTATCTGAGTTTAATTTATGGCTGTTGATCATTATCTTGGTAATCCACTACTAAAAAAAGCAAATACATCTCAAGGCTTTACTGAAGATCAAGTTATAGAGTTTGCAAAATGTATTGATGACCCAGTATATTTTGCCAAAAACTATATTAATATTGTTACCCTGGACTATGGATTACAGTTGTTTAATCCATATCCATTCCAAGAGTTGATGTTGGATCGTTTTCATAATAATAGATTTAATATATGTAAACTACCAAGACAGTCTGGTAAGTCAACTATTGTTGTATCTTACCTACTACATTATGCAATTTTTAATGATAATGTAAATATTGCAATTCTTGCTAACAAGGCATCTACTGCTAAAGATCTATTAGATAGATTGCAAACCGCATATGAGAATTTACCTCGCTGGTTGCAGCAAGGTGTTTTGACCTGGAACAAAGCATCTCTTGAATTGGAGAATGGGTCAAAAATTATTGCAGCATCAACATCTGCATCTGCAGTTCGTGGTGGATCTTATAATATCATTTTCTTGGACGAATTTGCGTTCGTTGCAAACCATATTGCGGATCAGTTCTTTAGTTCAGTTTATCCCACAATTTCCTCTGGTAAGAATACTAAAGTGATTATCGTGAGTACACCTCATGGTATGAATCACTTCTATAAACTTTGGCATGATGCTGAACGACAAAAAAATGAATACATTCCAACCGAAGTTCATTGGAGTGACGTTCCTGGTAGAGATGAGAAGTGGAAGAAGCAGACTATTGCAAATACTTCTGAGCAGCAG